AAAGAAAGGTTACAAAATGAAAAATAAACAATTTAAGATTTACTACGAAGGACAACTAATACAAGTAAGGTGGTTAAAATAATGACTCTTAAAGGCGTGGTTGGATTTATTCTAGCAGTTATAGGAATGGTTATTTATACACATTTAATATTATGGCTCTGGAGCCTAAACTAAGGAGCAATCTATGAAAAAAGAAAATAAACCCAAGAAGAGTTTTAGCATCAACAGATTAATAGACAAATTAGCACATATTCTAGCATTCCTAGCTTTATTTACGCTAAGCACCTATGGGTTAAGAGAACTGCTAGGGACTGTAAACGAGACAATAAGTTACGTTATAACAGTAAGTGCAATTGCTTTAATTGCCTACGTGCTTTTTATTAGGACTAGCGATGCCAATAGTTGATTTCTTAGTAATGTGGTTTATCAACTGGCTTATCTTTATGCCTCTGCCAGTGATGATAGCATTACTTATAATAACTGTTATAATAATAAACGTTAATAAATGGAGAAAAGCGAGAGTGCTCAACGTCCGCCACCTGTCTCGTGCCAATGAAACATCCAAGAAATATGTACATCACGTTAATCTTGACGGCTATCGTTCTAGCTATGTTGCTATCGATGATGCCCGCCAGGTCAATGCCAGATAGTATAATAGATCCTAAGCTAAAGGCTATGGCGTTGGCACAACCCCTTCAACAAGTGAAAGTTGATCCTATAGCAACAATGGATAAGATACCAATCACTTGTCGTGATATGGTGATTGCAGCAGGCATACAAGAAGTAGAACAAGCATTATTACTTATACATAGAGAGAGTAAGTGCGATGCGAACGTTAAAAATCCTAGTTCTGGAGCATGTGGGATTGCACAAGAATTACCTTGTGGAAAGTCTGGGTGTGCTTTAGGAGATGGTCAATGTCAAATATCTTGGATGGCTAAATACGTTGAGAGCAGGTATGGCACATGGGCAAATGCTAATGCCACATGGTTATCTAGGTGTAACAGTGGTTTAGGCTGCTGGTACTAGTGAGGTTTGTAAGGTAGGTGTTATAATATAGCTACAATATTAATTAAATAATATTTAGCACTATCAACTCCACTATTTTGTGGGGTTTTTAGTTTGATATGATATAATTAAAGTATGATTAATACGGTGGCACAATTAATATCTTGTAATCAGGGGGAAACCCACCGTAGCCCCCTGATTTTAGGATTTTAAAATGTATAAAATAGGATTTGTAGGCAATTTCACAGTTCCATATACGACAGAGTGCGAGCGAGAATGGTCATTTAAAAAACTTGGCCATGAAGTTATACGTTTTCAAGAGAATCAAACAACTGCTGCTCAACTGTTAGAGGCTAAAGACAACCTAGATTTACTTATTTACAGCCACACACATGATCCGAGCTATGTTATAGCAGACCTTATAGATGTGTTCAAAGAGTATAAAGAGGCCGGTATACCTACTGCATCGGCACATTTAGACCGCTGGCTATGGCTAGATAGAGTTAAAGATGTGGGGCAGGAAGCTACTTGGTTCACTGAATATACACTTATGGCTGATTGCTCTCCTGAAGCAGTAGAACTTTATGACAAACTTAATTTAAATTGGCACTACTTAAAACCTGGAGTAGTAGAAAAGGATTGTTATTTAGCTAAACCTGACCATGGAAAGTATCCTCATGAAATAGTTTTTACAGGTTCAAAAGGCTACCACCCAGAATACCCGTTTAGACCTCAATTAGTAGACTTCTTACATAAAACCTATGGGGACAAGTTCGGCCACTATGGAGGAGACGGAATAAGAGTATTAAGACAAGATGATTTAAATACTATGCTAGCTAGCTCTAAGATAGTTGTAGGCGACTCCTGCTTTGGCGGACGACCTAACTATGTATCAGATCGTTACTATGAGACTAGAGGACGTGGAGGATTCTTGCTACATCCTAAAACTGAAGGCGTAGATGACTATGGGGTGGCTCATTACCAACAAGCTAGCCTACAAGACCTTAAACAACAAATAGATTATTACTTAGAAAACCCAGACGAAGCAGAAGACAACAGAAAAGAAGGCTTTAATTGGGTACGTAAACATGAGACTTATACTCAACGATCACAAGAGATGTTAGATATTATATTTAGAGGCAAAGAATGAAAAAGATTTTAATGAATGGAACTTGGGAGTTATACCTACCCGATAACAGAGAGAGCACTTGGAATCGTGATGCAGGTTAAATTGAAAGCTTACTTTTTATCATTAAACCCAGAAGCGTCTGCCCTAAGACAATGGGACGCAGGATTTATTCTCGACTTCTTAAAAGGAAACATGTGGCAGCCCGCAGGTTGGCAAGACTTTGAAATAAAAGAAGTAACTAGATTACCTAAAGAAGAGCGAGCTATAGTTATAATTCCTGCAAGACATCATAAAAGCTTAGAAGAGCAAGTCAATCAAGAACTACAAAGTATAGACAATGTAGTTTTCTTTTGCCTAGGAGACGAAGAAGCAGAATTTGAAATAGAGAAGATAGAACATCAATCTATATACACTTGGATTCAAAATCCACATATAGGCAAACATGATAACTATAATAAGTTAGGCACAGGTTATCCACAGCATATAAAAGAGTTTTTACCTAAAGAAATCCATAAGAAGTTAAACCTTTACTTTGCTGGTCAGATTACCCACAAGAGACGTATAGAACTTATAGATGTTTTACTTGAATATGAAGCAAATTGGAGAAACTGTAGAGTGATTAAAACTAATGGCTTTACTCAAGGTGAAGCTCCTAAGGATTATTACAAATATATGTGTGAAGCTATGGCTGCACCCGCCCCATCTGGTGCTATTATTCCAGATTCATTTAGATTATTTGAAGCTCTAGAGTGCATGTCTATACCTATAGCTGATACTGTAACCCCAAGAGGCGAGATAATGCCATATTGGGATTGGTTGTTTGGGGAAGCATCACCGTTTCCACAGGTAACCCAATGGGATAGTTTGTATGCAATCATGTTAGAGATACGAGAGAACTGGCCTATGAACGTGCATAAGCAGACAGCCTGGTGGATTAAATATAAAAGAGAATTTGCAAATAAAGTATGGAGACAACTCAATGCCTAGCGATCAGATAACTGTTATTATCCCAACCTCTGTAATTCCTAGCCATCCTAGCCTAGAGATATTAGAGCAAACTATATCAAGTGTTAGGCATCACTTACCTACGGCGGATATTATTGTGCAAGTAGACGGCCTAAGAGCTGAGCAGGAAGACCGTAAAGAAGCCTATGATGAGTACAAAACTAAAGTACTGTGGAAATGTTTACATGAATATAAGAATGTTCTACCAGTAGTTTTTGATGGGTTGCATCATCAGTCTGGAATGTTAAGAGAGACACTAGATTTAGTTAAAACTCCTTTGATTCTTTATGTAGAACAAGATGCCCCGCTTAGAGTAGACAGAAAAATAGACTGGGACAAGTGTATAGACTTTATAATAAGCGGAGAAGCTAACACGATACGTTTCCATCATGAGGAGATTATCCCTAAAGAACACGACAACTTAATGATAGGTGTTAAAGATGGATTTATGCGTACTATCCAATGGAGTCAAAGACCCCATCTAAGCACTAAGCTTTACTACGAGGAGGTTATATTACCGACCCTCCCTGAAGCTAATTTTATAGAAGATACTTTCCACGCTGTACCACAAATAGACTGGCATGATTATGGAATGATTGGCTGGAACAAACACAGGCTCTGGATATATTATCCCAACCCAAACAAAGTACAAAGATCCCTGCATTTAGATGGTCGAGCTGGAGGACTTAAGTTTACTAGTGATGACCTGAATAGGAAATAAAAGATGGCACCCAGGATTGGCTTAATAGCAGTTGCGACAGATACGGGCTTAGGCTACCAGACGAGGGCATACTATAAACATTTAAACCCCTCTAAGGTTATCATAATAGATATATCTAGTCTTAACGGTAGACAGCAACACTATGATTGGTACGAGAATGCTCATTTAGTAAAAGGTATCCCTAACGAAGCCCAATTAAGGCACTTGCTCAAAGACATAGACGTACTTTTAACTGCTGAGACCGGATATAACTTGTCAATATATGCAATAGCTAGAGACATGGGAGTTAAAACTGTATGCGTCGAGAACGCAGAATTTTTCGACGGCTTTAAGTACCCAGAGTATCAACTGCCAGATTTAATTATTTTACCTTCAGTGTGGAAAGAACAAGAGATAAGAGACTTTGCAGAACCTAGAGGCACAAAAGTAATCCAATTACATCACCCAGTAGATAGAGATGAGATTAAATTCAGGCTCAGAGACACCAATAAACCAATGCATGTAGCTGGCACTCCTGCTACTTACGACCGTAACGGTACATGGGATTACCTTAGAGCTTACCCTACTGGTTTAGTCACTACCCAAAATGACGACTTAGCTAGACATATCCGTATGAGATATCCAAGAGGTGTAGTCTACACAAACATAGAAGATTTAAATATGATGTACTCACTAGGGGACATTCTTGTATTACCAAGAAAATACGGAGGTAATTGTCTAGTTTTAAATGAAGCACTTGCAAGTGGTATGCCTGTAATCATGACTGACATAGAACCCAATAATCATTTGCTACCAAAAGAGTGGCTAGTACCGGCTACTACTACTCAGAGTTTTACCCCTCGAGGCAAAGTAGATATTTATGATGTAGATATACCTCTACTCACAGAGAAAATAGACTGGATGCGTAGCCAAAATATAGGTCAGTTATCAGAACAAGCAAATCAGATAGCAGAGACTATAAGTTGGGATACCCTAAAAGATAAATGGCTTAAAGCATTGGAGGACATATGCGGATAATGGCTGTAGCGTTCGTAGAAGATGACACAAACGTGCGTAAACAAATATTAAAGCAAACTATTATTCCTGACGAGGTGCATATATTAAAAGATACTACACCAGCTAGAAGTATAAACTTAAGGCGTAAACGAATAGCTAAAGCCCAAGAAGATCTAAAGAAAATAGTTATAGACTACGAACCAGACTTAGTTTGGCAACTAGAAGGAGATGGAGATCTGCCAGAGAACTGTTTAGAGCGTCTAGTAGGGCATTTTATAAAGAATAATGATGTTGCATACATCTCTGGCATAGAAGTCAGCCGTCACGGCTTATATTGTCTAGGAGCTTGGAGAAACATTACAGACAATAGTTTTGAGTCTATAGACCATACCCTAAAAGGTTTACAAGAAGTAGAAGCTACAGGGCTTTATTGTCTTTTAGCACCTACCCATAAATGGCTAAGTGGAAAAGCAAGTTGGGACGGAGAACCATATGGACCTGACGTTACGTGGGGTTTATCTATTGAGGGTAAAAAATATGTAGACATGGGGCTAGAGATCGGACACATAGTAAAAAGTGGTATAATAAGACCTAGTAACCCATCAACCTGCACAGCAAAGTTTTTTAAAAATAATAACGGAGAATGGAAATATAAGGCATGAAGCTACCTGTATCACAGATTAAATCAAACCCAAATAATCCTAGATTTATTAAAGATGATAAGTTTAAAAAACTAGTACAGAGCCTTAAAGATTTTCCAGAGATGGCTGAAGTGCGAGAAGTTGTTATCAACAAAGACCACGTTATCTTAGGTGGCAACATGCGGTTTAAAGCTATGCAAGAGGCTGGCTGGACGGAGATACCTGTAAAAGTTGTAGATTGGTCAGAGGATAAACAACGAGAGTTTATTATTAAAGACAACGTCAGCGGTGGTGAATGGGACTGGGATTTAATCGCTAATGAATGGGATAGCCAATTGCTTGATGACTGGGGCTTAGACATACCTGTAGCTGAAGAAGATCAAGAAGTTGAAGAAGACGAAGCACCAGAGGTAAGTAGTGAACCGCCAGTGAGTAAGCTCGGTGAGGTGTATCAGCTGGGGCGGCATAAAGTGTTCTGCGGCGATTCGACCATCCGCACAAGCTACGAGAAGTTAATGGGTGGCAAGAATGCCGACCTTGTATTCACAGACCCACCTTATGGAATGAAGAAAGAGAACGAGGGCGTCCTGAACGATAACCTCAACTATGACAAACTTCTTGAGTTCAACAAGTTGTGGATACCACTAACGTTCGATTTTATGAAAGAGGTTGGGAGTTGGTACTGCTGGGGAATAGACGAGCCACTTATGGACATATACTCGCATATCTTAAAGCCTATGGCACGAGAGCAAAAGCTGACTTTCAGAAATCTTATTACTTGGGATAAGGGCAACGGTCAAGGGCAGCGAGCAGAGGAGTTTAGAAGCTACGCTGTCGCAGATGAGAAGTGCCTGTTCGTAATGGGAGGCGTTCAGGGATTTAACACAAACCAAGACAATTATTTCGAGGCATGGGAGCCAATCCGATTATACCTTGAAGGTGAAAAGAAAAGGATGGAATGGACTGATAAATGGATAGCGGAACAGTTAGGGGTAGACCCTCGGTTGCATTGGTTTAGCAAATCTCAGTGGGATCTACCGACAGAAGAAAAATACAAAGCACTTCAGGCGCTAGCGAATAATAAAGCATTCAAAAAAGAATACGAAGAAATCAAGCGAGAATACGAAGAAATCAAGCGAGAATACGAAGAAATCAAAAAAGAATACTATGCAACAAGAGCTTATTTTGATAATACCCATGACAATATGAATAATGTCTGGCACTTCGAACGTACAACCCAGCAAGAACGAGAAGGAACAGGCGAACACGCCACACCGAAGCCATTAGCTCTATGCTCAAGGGCTATCAAATCAAGCAGTAGAGAGAACGAAACGGTCCTCGATGTATTCCTTGGCTCAGGCTCTACCCTCATAGCTTGTGAACAAACAGACCGCACCTGCTATGGCATGGAGCTTGACCCGAAGTATGTAGACGTTATACGTAAACGGTATGCAAAGTTTATACAACCAGATAATCAATTACCCGATAACTGGGAAGAATTAACGCCAGAGATCAGCACCGGAACAGCACAAAATGGCTAAAGATGATATAGTAGACTACCAATTTAAAAAAGGAGTCAGTGGCAATCCTCAAGGCAGACCACCCGGCATACCCAACGCTAAAACACGCTATCAAAGGATGTTAGGACTGTTAGAAGAAGTCAAGAACCCCGTAACTGGTGAGATGGAAAAGCTGCCCTTAATAGAAGTTATGGACTTACAGTTGTTTAAGAAGGCACGTAATGGAGACATTAAAGCTTATCAAGAGATTATGAATAGGCTAGAGGGCAAAGCAGCTCAAAGTGTAGATGTAACATCTGGTGGTGATAAGTTACCAACAATAATAATAGAGAGTGCATATGCAAGAGACCCAAACTTTAGAATCGACAATGAAGTTGCCGAGACTGATAAATTGGCAGAAGACAGTAACTCAGAATCCAGCTAGACACAAAATACTTAGATGTGGGCGTAGGACTGGCAAGACTTACTATTTTATTATAGATAGCCTTAACTTAGGTTTAAAATACCCAAACTTGTCTATGGCTTATGTAGGGCTTACTTATGGGCATGCTAAAGACGTGGTATGGGAGGATTACTTAAAAATTGCTGGCGAGTTAATAGAATATAAAAACTCTCAAGAACTGGTGATTAAACTGCATAACGGCTCAAGGATAAAGTTATACTCATGGGATAGTGTAGATAACATGCTGGGCAAAAAGTATCACAAGGTTTACTTAGACGAGTGTGCTGTAGCCAAGAATCTTAAAAAAGCATGGAACGATGTGATAGAACCCACACTATTAGATTATCGTGGCGAAGCTGTATTTGCATCTATGCCTAGAGGTAAGGGTCAATTTAAGCAAATGATAGACCAATCTAAGACTAAAGATGATTGGCAAGACTTTCATTTTACATCTTATGACAATGAAACTATACCAAACGTTAAAGAGGATCTTGACAGGAAACGATTAGATATAGCACCATCTGTATTTGCACAACAATATCTAGCAGAGTTTACAGATCTTGAAGGTAGGATATATACAGAGTTTAAGCGAGACGATGCATTATCAGAGTGTCCATTTAAGCCTGTCAGATATGGCTTTAGTGTAGACTTCGGATATAACCACCCACTTGCAGCTTACGTGTATGCTATAGGTCCAGACGATGAGATACATGTATTAAAAGAATTGTACAGACGTAAACTAGATGATTTGCAAAGGCTAGAAGCTATTAAAGAACTAACAAAAGGTTATGATATCAGCGAAGCAGTTGCAGATAGTGAAGATCCTATAGCTATTGCTCAATTAAATAGAGAATTAGATTTTAGTGTATCAACAGCAGTTAAAGGTCAAGGCTCAGTATTACAAGGTATCAATGAAGTTAAATCAATGCTCCATAATGGTCAATTAACTATTAACGATACATGTGTGAATCTTATAGATGAGCTGGAAGTATATAGTTGGAAGCTAGACAAAGAAGGTAATGAGATGGACCAACCTATCAAAGAAAATGATGATGGGTGTGACTCTCTCCGCTACTTTATTACTCAGTTTAATAACAAAGCAATGATTACTATAGACGATATATACATGTGATATAATAATATTTAGAGCCCTCTTAGAGGCCATAAATACGAGACACAAATGACATTTAAACAACGGTTGCAATCAGCATACAAAACGTTTACACAAAAAAGTGTTACTGGTAACTCTCTTGGCACAGTTATGCGTAACTACGGTAAGAAGTCAGACTTCAGGCCTCAAGAACAATTTACAGGTATAACATTTAAAGCTATAGACAAGATAGCAACGGCTATCAGCACTTACGAGCCTAAAGTTACCAAAGCAAATGGTGATCCTTATATAAATCACCCATTCTATAACCTATTTGATAACCCTAACCCAATGTATACAGCTAGTGATTTTAATTACCTGTATGCAACCCTTACTAAGATCTACGGTAAAACTTTCTGGTACTTAGCTAAAGGCGAGATGAGCAACAAGGTTAAAGAGATCTACCTTTTAAATCCAGGCATGGTAGAACTAAAATTTGATGGTGGTCAATTAGTAGGCTATGTACTGCATAAAAACAATGGTCAGCAAGTACCCTTAACTTTAGAAGAAGTTTACTTTGATAAAACACCTAATCCATTTAGTGAGTGGGAAGGCTTATCAATCCTTGATCGAGCATCTAGTTATGTAGACACCGAGATAGCAAGTTCTACTTTTACACTTAACTACATAAGGAACAATGCTAGCCCTAGTGGGATAGTCTCTCTACCTGATATGGACAGGAATACCTTTAACCAGTTTGCCCAACAATGGCGAGAAGGATATGAAGGGCCAGAAAATGCCGGTAAGACTGCATTTATACGTGGTGGTGAAGCTTCTTTTAAAGCAGTTGGTGCTACCTTAAAAGACATAGACCAAAAAGTCACTAGAGATATGGCTAAAGAAGATGTAGCTATGATGTTTGATATACCAAAAGAACTCTTAGGTATGACAGACAAAGGTGGACTCGGGCGTGCTAATGTAGATACTTACGATTATATCTTTTCCAAGAATACTGTAGAACCACTTATGAAACGATTAGACTACATATATGAGAACATCGCTAATATGTCAAACCAAGGTGTTATAAGTATTACTCATACCTCTCCTATCCCCGAGGATAAAGCATACAGGCTAGAATACTTTGATAAAGGAGTTGGCAGATGGATCACTCCAAACGAGATTAGACAAGAAGCAGGACTAGAACCTATACCTGATGGTGACACTCTTGGAAAGACAGCCCCAGCAGCTTCTAGTGTTAAGAGGATTACACTTAAAAAAGGTTTAACTAAAACTGAACAACTACAAAAGCAAATAGAAGATGAAGAGCAATACAGGCAGAGTCTAGTCAAGAATGCTGATCTATACGCAGGTAAACTTAAAAGAGAGATAAGTAAGTTCGTTAACAAACAAGAAGACGGTGTTATAGGCAGAATTAACGCAAGCTCTAAAGCTTATGAAGAGTGGTTGTTCTCTATTAAAGATGACTCTGAAGCTTTAGCTACTTTAATGACACCAATTGTTCTAGATCTGATGGAACTACAAATAGCTGATACTGCTAACTTTATTACTGGCGAGCTATTAACTATCACTCCTGAGATTACTAGAACAGTTGAGGCCCACATACAAACAATAGCTGGCATATATAACCAAGACACGATAACAGCACTAGAACAGACGCTTACAGAGGGTCAAAGTGCTGGTGAAAGCTTGTCTAAGTTAAAGAAAAGAGTAGAGGCTACTTATCAAGATGCCAAAGGATATAGGGCAGAGCGGATAGCTAGAACTGAATCAAGCAGATCAGCTAACGATGCGGCTGAACTTACTTATAAACAAAACGGTTACAAAACCAAAGTATGGTTTGCAAATCCAGGTGCATGTCAATTCTGTAAAGCCTTAGATGGCAAAACAGTTAGCATCGGCAAAGACTACTACGAATTGGGGCAAGAGATTGATGGTACAGATGGCGGGAAGCTAGCAGTTAATTATTCAAACATTGCAACTCCTCCAGCTCATCCTAACTGTACATGCTCACTTAACCCAGGGGAAAGATAATGGATACTAAAGATCTAGAACTTTACCAAGAAGAGAACCTACAAAACCTTAAAGAACTCCAAAAGGGTATCAAAGAAGTCAGCGAAGCTGTTAAAAGCCGCTCAACTACTATTAAAATGCTATCAGTTAATGAAGATGAAACCCTAAAAGTAGAAGGTAGATTAGAAGTTAACACTGAAAAAGAAATAGAAGTAACTAATTTAGAGCTCGTAGAGAAGTGGTTAGACCGTTTAGGTGATACTGTTACCAAAGCTATTCAAAACAACGCCCACGAGCCTCTAAAGCAGGTTGAGGTGACAAACCAACCAAAACCAGTAGAAGCTATGAAGATCAGTAACTTAAAAGATATCGGGACATACTTTGCTAACTTAGAAAAGACCATAAAAGCCAACCAGCCAGTAGTTAACGTTGAAAAATCAATAGTACAATTCCCTACTAATGCCAAAGATGCAATACCAGTACGCTTAAGTGACGGTAAGATATTCTATAACGCTATATTAAATGCCTTTGCTAACTCGTATAAGCGAGTAGGATTATTACCGTTCGAGTTTGACGATCTTCAGTTTACAAGTGCAGATGATAATGGTAACTACCAAGTAGGGACTATAAGACTAGCAGGTACAACTGTAGCCACCTTAGCACTTACATATGATGAGAATAGTAACCTAACAAGGATTACGAGGTCTTAGATGGCTGTTAAATTCCTAGTTGACCTATTATCTGGTAATCTAGTAATGGTTAATGTACCTGGTGAAACAGTACCCGCCACTGCACTGCTTATGGAAGATGGAACACCAATATTATTAGAAGATGGAACATATTTAATACAGGAGTAAACTATGGCAACAGGAACTAAAGTATCAGCACTAAACCCAGACACAACACCAACAAGCGATGACTTGCTTTTAGTGGTTAATGACCCGTTAGGTACACCTGGCAGTAAAAAAGCTACTACAGCTAATGTAATTGCTAAAGCTCATGGTCTTAGCGACGGAATGATAGAGGTTGCAGGTGGTGTTATGGGCGTGGCAACAGCTGGAACAGATTACACAAGCCCATCAAGCACAGAGACTTTTAC